TGCCTGGTGGTGGAATATTATTCAAGGGAGAAGCCCGTGACTTTTGGGATAAGTACGTGAAGAAATGAATTTAGGCGCATTACTTGCATTATTGAAATTGGTTCAGGACACGGGACTTACTAAAACGAAACCAATAGCGAGAAAAATAACTATACCAATTGGTGAAACACTTTTACTTCCAGAAGGCTTTGAATTAGTGGGACCATCACGTTTAGGCCTTAGACCACCTGGACTATAGTGGTTATTTCAGCTTTAGAACTTTTGGGTTACTTTATTGCCTGGTCATTATTCTATTTTGGAATAAGTCATTACATCGCCAAACTTTCTAAAGATAAATGGGTTGAGTGGGCGAAGTCATCCGAGAGTGATGATGATCTCTTAATCATACTTGAACCTATAGTAGATGAAATCGAAGGTCGAACTCATGAGATGCTTGAAAACTTCCAATCTTCTTTTTTTGGTTCCCTGGGCGCAGCCAGTAAAAAAATGGACGATGCTACTGGCCAAAGTACAATAAAAGCAATAACCAAAGATAACCCTATCATGGGCCTGGTTGCAGAAATGTTAATGAAAAGAAGCGGCATAGAAGGGCTACTAAACACCCAGAACAACCCTGAAGTAGGGGGGAAACAGTCCCAGAAGAGTCCTGGACTAGGCCTAAAGTAGCCAGAATAATAAAACTATTACCTCTTTTGGGAGGTACGTAGGTTTCTAGAACACTTTTTTTTCTTCTTCTTCTTCTTCTTCTTCTTTTTTACTAAAATTGTAATATTATTTATAGGGGTTCCCTATTCTTGGTCTGGAGAGATAAAATGAACCGCAACGAGAAAGAAAGAGTCCAAGTAGCAATCTACAACCTAACACGTATTACTACAATGGATAAAAACGCTGTTATAACTGCAGAAGAAATGTTAGATTTTTTGGTTTCACTTAAACCAAAGGAGTTTGATTAATGGGTAAAGTCGGAAAGACCTTTACCATTGACCATGAGCTCTATGTCTGGTTAGCTGATCATGCAGAGAAAGAGGGAAAGAAAGAATCCTATATTATCAATGCTATGTTAACCAATCACAAAAGAAAGTATACAACCTGGAAGTGTTCAGTATGTGGCACGTCTAATAACAATGATAACAAAAGTTGTTACGTCCTGAGCCCTGGACCCGATGGTGAATTTTGTACAGGAGTAAAAGCCTAATGTCCTGGCAACGCCAAGCTATTCTAAGGTGTAAAAAGTGTGAACATGAATGGCAAATTGACTATGTCACAGGTAATCAATATCCGTGTCCAGTGTGTGAAGGGGATAACCAGAATAGTTAAATAGGTAATTCCCCTAAGAGGGGACATGGTAAGACGCCGAGGTAATAGTAGACGTAGGGCTCCCAGAACTTTTGGGATAAACGTAATCGAATTGGGCACTGCACTCGCTTTAATTTCACAAGTAAATGCAGGCGCAGCGGCACAATCATTTTTAGCAGGTAATCTTAATGCGGGATTAAGCACTTTATCAAAAGCGGCAAAGTCCAATAAGCAAGTGATCATAAAAACTCTAATAGGGAGTATGGTTGCCAAGGTTGCGGTTAAAACATTATCACGGGGTTCGCCAGTTCTGGCATCCCTGGGACCAATAAAAGTGAGGGCATAATATGAGCATAGTAGTAACAAGAACAACAGCAGCGTTAAGCGCAACGACCAGTTTTCAATCAATGACTTCGCAATTTGCCTCGTCAGGACTCAGCCTTGTCGTTCCGTCTGGAGTTTCGCAGATCTCTTCTATATCAATGGGAGTTAGTGGTGTCGCAACTGGTGCAGATTTTTGCACAGGATACAAAATCACGGGTACGGCGCTTCAAGAGGGAGATGCCACGTTTCTGGGACCTGCAATTAGTCAGGCCGCAAGTGGCGGGACTGGAGTAGCTAACTGCATAGTTCAAGAAAAGACCGCCCTGGGCGTGACTAGCGGAAATACTTTGGATCTGCAAATTGCTGTGACCACAAGCGCCACGATTGACGCTAGCTGCACTATCCAGTTCGAGTGATTTTGGATGCCCGAGGGCATTCCCTATGCTAGTAGTAATGTAATAGCGGGCACTGGTTTAGAATTAAACTACGTTGGTAATCATTGTTTTGCTTATAGTGGCACTACAGGGGCAAGTATAACCAGCCAGATTGTATTGGATTTCCAAACAGGTTCCAAGTTAATAGTTGGAAAAATGATAACTAATGGGGCAATACAGTTTTCAAGTGGTGGCGGAGTAATAACATCTTTTAGAATCTCTCTTAATGGTTTAGTTGTAGCAATTACTCAGATAGACACTCAATCAGACCACTCACCGAGCCCACCAAAAATCAATTTAGTAATACCTCCTTATACGAATGTTAAAGTAGAAGTAGACAGTGACGACAATAACGCCAGCATCCTTAGTACTGCTGTATTTACAGGTAAAGTTATTCAATGACACTTTCGACGGGGCCGAGCCTTAACTTTTTTGGTGACCACATGTTTGCCTGGAGCGGCCAAAAACAATTAACTGCAGGCAGCACAACCCTCCTGGATTTTATCTCTCCAAACCGATATTATTCAGTAGTCACAAACGTATCGTTCGATTATTCGGGTTGTTCTGCAGGTGATGTCTTGTCCTGGACACTCCAAGGCAACGAAGAAGCATTACATGTATCAAAGTTTATTATCATTGATGCGGGTATCGGGCCCCAATTCCCTAATTTATACTATACAATCCCACCTAACACAGGGATGAAAGTCCTGGCAACGGGTCCAACTGGATCTATGACAGTTGTCGTAGAAGGGAAAGAGGTACAATAATGCCAATGAAGTATTGTCCAGAGTGTGGCACCAGTTTAGGTTTTGACACTGGCCCCAGTCTGATGCCAGCAATCAAGCATAGAAAACCAAAGCGTAAACTAAGCGCCTGGAACAAATACGTTAAGGCGAATTCAAAGAAGCCACGCTTTCGATTAAGATCGGGTTCACCTAATCTAAAGAAGCTAGCGGTTGCGTTCAGGAAAACGCCTGCAGGCAAAAAGAAGAGGCGCTAATGGGACGCCCCCTTTACGAAGCGGTACCCGATGACGTTGTAATTGAAAAATTGACAATCGGTCAACGTGATGCCTTATCCAGACATAGGAGACATGAAAATATAAATACATTTTTAGGAAACGAAAGTACGCCTAAACTTATCTTTGGCGGGATTGCGATTGCATCTTTGCCAATAATACTTCCTATAGTTATTTCTGCTTTGGCCAAACAGATACCCCAGATTCCACCTGGTGCCGAAGAGGCTATTGATACCCTGACTTTCATAAAAGATTTAAACGAGGCCGTTGGCGAAATAATAGTGCCTGGTGGTGGAATATTATTCAAGGGAGAAGCCCGTGACTTTTGGGATAAGTACGTGAAGAAATGAATTTAGGCGCATTACTTGCATTATTGAAATTGGTTCAGGA